AAATAGTAGTGAATACATTTTCTACATCACTATTTTCTTTGCTAATAACCTTTTGTATATCCATTGAAGGATATTTCATAATTACACCAACATCATCTGATAATGGTATTTTAATGTCATGTCCTTCTGTTCTGGTTATTTCTATTTTTGATAAATCAACTTGTATAGCAATTGGTTTTTTACATTTACCACATTCAAACGATAAGTCAACAATTTCACCTTTTGATTTAGCTCTTAATTGTAAAAAGATATATTCAATATCAAACATCGGCATATTTTTTACATCAAGATCCTCATATACGCAATTATGAATTATATCTTTAATTGCCGTTGTCATTTCTTCTTCTTTATCGCTTTCCATAGCAATAAGAAGAATCTTTTCTTCTTTGACCAAGAACGGTCGATAATTTACTTCTTTTCCAGATGACGGAATTTTTAATTGATACTTGGGTACTGCGATTGTTGGTAATGCCATTTCATTCGCTCCTTTTATGAAATAATAATTAAATAATAATTAAATACTAATACCTCCGATCATATTTTTTCCTCTTACTATTGTTGACAATTTTGGTAAAGATAAACTATCAAGGAAATGTCCCATAGTCGATCCAGTTTCACTTGCTATTGCCATAGCTTCGTCAATATGTCTTTGAAAGTCATTGAACGTATTTAAAAAAGAATTTTCTGGTACAAGGCCAGTATGATCTGTATATTTAATATCACGATATGTTATATTTGTAGATACTTTTTGAATAGCACCTTGTAAACCATGACCTAAAGCTAGTGGTGTAACTGTTTTTGGATATGCTTCAAGTAGTGTTGCAGATAACATAACTTTTAAATCTTCACCGTCTGGTTCTGCAACACCGGAACATTGATGAATTGTTATTGTACCAATATAATCAGTATAATAACTAACTCGCGTATTAACAATCATTAAATCCATCCATGCTCTAATAAAATTAAATTCTTGTACATCATCACTTACATAAAATGTCAGGGTTATTGGTTCTACTATTTTATCATAAGCATATTCTGCTGTTGAAAATGCACCCATCTGTGGTGTTGGTTTTGTTGCTATTACAGCACCTGGAATTGAAACAGTATCACAATTCAATGCTATTTCTTTTAGTTGTTTTGAATAATCTCCCCGAAGTTTATTAGGAGGTGTAATTGTAACATAATATAAATAAGGCCTTGAAAATAAATTAGACCTTTTTACCTGAGACATCATTCTGTTTATATTGTTGTCTGCTGTATATGTAGCCATGGTTTGTCCTTTTATTGTCTTTGTTTTACTAAACTATCTTTCCAAACTAATATACTATTCACTTTTTTTCCTTCATTTGTAATAAACATTTCTGCTGGTTGTTCTAATGATAATAACCAGTCCGCTGGATGAACTTCTATGATTTTCGATTTAATATTATCTTTTTTATATTTTCTAAAAGAAACTTTGGCACCTCTGAATTTCTTTGATATTTGTATAATTTTCTGAAATGCTTTAGCAAATAATATAGTCTTTTCTGTAATAATATCTGTTGTAGAAAAAAATGGTTTCATATTTTCAAATAACTTGATTCTTTCTTTAGGGGCTAGATAATGAAAATCAATACCTTCATATAAACCTTTTCGTTTTCTTAGCATAAATATTAATGGAAACTTATTATAATATTTTGTGTCACTACTAGCCATGTATCTATAAATATACATTTTACCGGGAATTAATCGTGTTACTTCTTTTCCTTTTATTTGTCTTAATGTTGCCATATATATATTTATAAGACTTTTTTAGATTTTTTAGTCTTGATTCCTAGCTCTTTTTCGGTTATAACTACAAATTCCCATCCTCGCTTCTCGGCCCATTTACGAGCAGCCTTCCATTTTGCCTGATTCATTATATAAGTCTTGAGTTTCTTGATATATCCCGGAGTCTGCTTCTTTGGTTTCTTAGGTGGTTTACATTGGTCTGCTGGTTTTACTTCAATGATATATTTTTGACATTCTCCTGTATTGGACTTCACTTTAGCATAAAAATCTACAAAATATCGTCTGGTTTTCTTTTCTACTGGATTATAATATGGAATAATGACATTTTCAGACGCCCATTCAATTACTTTGGGATGAGTGTCAAGATACTTCATATATCTCAATTCCCATGTTGAGCGATATTGACATTCTTGAAGATTTGCTACATATTTTTCTTTATTTTGAACTATGTAGCGACCGACTCTTGGATATTTTTTCATAAAACTGTTATAAATATAGTATAGTTCCAGTATTTATAATAGGAGTAGGAAATGCCAAAACAATCAATCACAGAAATATACGAAGAACAAAGAGGAAATGTTGCTGATAGGGAAGGTCAGACTTTACCGACATATCGGTATCCGATACACCTAGATAACTTTAATAGTGATAATGTGACACCCATACTTCAAGAATGTATTCATTTTACTGCTGTCAAACAAGGTGGTATTTCTTTACAAGCAGAGGCAGATAATTCTAAGGCTATAGCAGAAGCAGAAGCAGACCAACATAGACAAGAAATGATACATAAAAATGGGATGTTAAAAACAGGTTCTTCAGGTTCGTATGTTCATCCTGACAATACAGCAAGAGAGAATCGAGACGCAGATTATGCAACTACTCAAGCAGAAAATGGTGAACGTGCAGATAAAAGTATTGTAGGTATAATGGCAGAAGGTGCAAAAAAAGGACTGAAAAAAGTGGGTGAAGTAGTAACAACACAAATGAAAGCAATGCAACAAAAACCTAAAAATCTTGAACATTGTTTTTTATATATGCCTAGTTCTGTACAGTATGAAGAAGGTGCATCATGGGGAGCAGCAGAACTTGGTGGATTAGGCAACATGATAAAACAAGGATTAAGAGGGCAAGGCTCTGCTACTGATATTGTTAAAAACTTTTCTGGTGGCACGATTACTGGTCTTGCCAAAGCAGTTGCTGTAGGTGGTGGTGCATTAGCAGCAGGTGCTATTGGGGCTCTTGGTGTAGCTTCATTATTTGAAGGTGTTGGTAGTGGATTAAGAGCTGCAGGAAGATTTACAGAAAATCCTTATGAAGAGCAATTATTTAACGGAATCGGATTTAGAGAATTTTCTTTTGAATTTGCATTTGCTCCTGCTAGTGAAGCAGAAGGTAATGAAGTAGATAAGATTATTAAGATGTTTAGATTTCATTCAAGACCAAATTTTGTTGGAGGATGGCTTGGTGAAGGACTTTATACATTTCCGAATGAATTTAATATAGAATTTTTAATGAATGAGGGTGGAAAATTTGTGGTACATAAATTCTTACCAAAATTATATAATTGTGTATGCACGAATGTTTCTACTAATTATTCACCAGAAGGATTTTATGTAGCATTAAGAGATGGTAGACCAGTTTCATATAATCTTAGTTTAGCTTTTACAGAAACCGTGAAAATTACTCAAGATGATATAGCTATCAAAGGATACTAATATGGCTTACTTTAAATATTTCAATAAAATTAATTATGATGTTCGTGGTGTTAAAAACAATGAGAATGTGGATGTTATAACAAATTTACTTCAACGCGTTCGTTTAAAAGTAAATTTTATAAAAAATCAAGCCTTTTTTGCCCAACATCAAATAATGGATGGGGAAACACCAGAATATATTGCCTATAAGTATTATGGTGATACAGAATTACATTGGGTTGTTTTATATGCACAACAAGCAACTAATCCATATTATGATTGGCCATTAACTTATTCCCAATTAAAGAAGTTTGTTGATAAAAAATATGGTGCAACTAATATTAATAATACCCATCATTATGAAGATGCAGATAAATACCAAGTTGATTCAACAGCATCTGGTGCAACCGCTATTACTAATTTTGTGCATGAAGAAACATTAAATGACGCAAAAAGAAATTTAACTCTTATTCGACCTGAATATGTTGGCGATATAGTTAAAGAACTTAAAGAATTGTTAAAATAATATGCCTAAAACACAAGTACGCGCATCTGAGGTAAGATTTGAATTTTTAGAACTCATAACACCGACAGGTTCTTTTGATCTTCAAAACCTGTTTGTTAGTATGAATATATACGAAGATTTATTTGGCGATCATGTTAGTATGGATATACTTCTTAATGATTCTATTAATCTTCCACAAAAAGCACCCATACTCGGTGAAGAATATCTTAATTTTAGAGTACATAATAAATCTATTGATGGTGAAGGTGTTGATATAGCTCCCGGTCCAATGTATACGGTTTCAATAACTGATAGACATATTACTAAAGATCGACAACAATTATATCTTCTTCATCTTACTTCTGAACTAGATATTACAAATAGTAATACTACTGTTAGTAGATCATTTCGTGGTAAAAAAATTAGTTCTATTGTTGATACATTATTAGTTGATTATCTGAATATAGAGAATGATGTTGTTATTGAAAAAACTACTGGTTTAGAGAATATTGTTATTCCTAACTGGAAGCCATTCAAGGCTGTTAATTGGTTAGCAAAGAGGGCAATAAATGAAAATAATGTACCAAATTATTTGTTCTGGGAATCTAATGGTACTACCTATTTTCAAAGTATTGAAACTTTATTAACACAACAAGTTAAGCAGAAATTTATATTTTCACCTATTATTAATGCTAATCAGAAAATAGAACAATTAGCATTGGGTCGGATACAACTAGATAATTTAGAAATTATTAATCAATTCAATACTACAAGAAATATTGAAAATGGTCTATATGCTTCTAAATTAATTACACATGATATTGTAAAAAAGAAAATTCAACAGCATACATATAATTTAACTAGAGCTTATGCGTCTGATATTACACATACAGATAAATATATGCCTATAAGTTCTACTGAAACATATTATGATGTTTCTGATCGTTTTACATTTGCACCACAAGAGATTGGTAGTAATAAAGGTAATAATATGCAATCATATTATGATAGTAAAGTTATGTTTCATCCAAAACATAATCAAATGTATTCACAAAATAGTAATGATTTGTATGATAATAATGTAGAAGAATGGAAATTAAAAAGAAATGCGTTAATACTTGGTTTAGATCAAATAAAATTACAAATTACTTTTTCTGGTAAATCATATTTACGAGCAGGTCATACGGTTGATATAACTGTACCATCATCAGAAAAAGTATTAGAACAAAATCCTGGGAAAGTAAAAAATCCAGATGATTTAATTGACAAGTATTTATCTGGAATTTATTTAATTACAGCTTTAAGACATATGATTGAATGGAATAGTGGTAAACCAGTATATACAATGGTCGCTGAAGTTACAAAAGATGCTTTAGGTGATGTTCCCTCATATAGGAGTAAAGAATAATGTACGGTGAATTTGTATGGTGGCAGGGTGTTGTTGAAGATAGAATCGACCCATTAAGATTGGGTCGTTGTCGTGTTCGTATTCTGGGATACCATACTGATAATAAACAAGATGGTGAAGGGATTCCAACTGTTGATTTGCCATGGGCAACTCCAAGTCAACCAATAACATCTGCAGCTATGAATGGTATTGGTACTACACCTATGGGTCCTGTTGAAGGAACTTGGGTGTTTGGATTTTTTCGTGATGGAAAGAATGCTCAAGAACCTGTAATCACAGGAACATTCGGTGGTATATCATCTGTACAAGCAAATCCTGCACTTGGTTTTAATGATCCGAATGGTAAATATCCATTAAAAACAAATCTTGGTACAGAAAATACTGATGGGACATATAGTGGTGAAGTTGATACAAATAGACTTGCAAAAGGTATTGGTGTTAATTTCTCAAAAGGTAAAGCATTAGATGATAAAAATGGTGAAGATTCACCATCATTAATTTTAAAAAGGAAAGCAAGACAAAAGAATACACCAACTGCATTAGCTGGTGATATGTCTACTTCTATTGATAATACATCTAACTCAGGTTTATATACATCTACGTTATGGAATGAACCTAATCCTCGATATGGTGGAACAGCAGATAGTGATACAACTTATCTTGATAGCATTAAAATAGCATCTGCATATCCATTTAATCATGTTAGAATGAGTGAATCTGGTCATGTTGAGGAATGGGATGATACACCAACAGCAGAACGATTGCACAAATATCATAATACAGGAACCTTTGAAGAAATACAACCAGACGGAACAAAAGTTACAAAGATTGTTGGTAATGAATATGAAATCACTTTAAAAGATAAAAAAGTTCTTGTCAAAGGAACTTGTGAGGTTACCATTGAAGGTGATTGTCGTATGTTGTATAAAGGTGATTTGGTTCAAGAGGTAGAAGGTGACTATCATCTTCATGTGCATAAAGATATGAGAACGAAGATACATGGTAATGCAGTTACCGAAGTATTAGCTGATAGAAAGATAGTAATAAATGGCAATGATGATTTGATGATTGATAAACAACAGTCTATCAATATTACTGGTGATAGAACTATTGGTATCGGTGGAAAATTACATGAAACTATTAGTGATGCTGTTCAAAAAGTATATTTGAATACTTTAACAACAATTACTGGTGATAATAATGTTATTCTTTCTGCCAAAAATATTGACATAACAGGATTGGAAAATGTTGGTATATCTACTGTTGCTAATTGTAATTTAACTGTCGGTGGAACTTATAAACAGAAAGTTACTGGTGTAACTACTAAACACTATCTTGGTGCATTTCACGAAAGATGGGATGGTGATAAGTGGACACATAAAGGGGCTAATACTTATTCAAGACACGAAAGCGGTGTCGATTATGCTTGTTCTTCTGATCCGTCAAGAACTAGTGGAAATAGTTGTACAGATGTAGAGGAGGTATAAATGATCGCATGCGGAATTAATGTAAATCTAAATAATTTTCAAAGTGAACTTGCAACTCGGATAAATGTTTTTGGAAATTTGTCTGGAACACTTGGTACACCTGCTGGATTGACACAAGTACAAGCACTTTTGTCATCTTCTATAACTAGTATTACAACACAATTTAATAACTTAATACCAGCAGTTCCAGTTATACCACAAAGTCTTAGAAATGATTTAGCTAGTCTATTTGCATTACCAGCAGGAAGTACAGCAGCACTTGCAGGGATAGCACAATTTGTTCAAGACTATACTGGATTAGAAAATATATCTGGATTTGTCGGTCTTAATTTAAATGATTTGGCTGCTTCAGTATTTTCTATATCTGGAACATTTGATCCTTGTGCAAAAAGTTTTTCGATTCCAAGTGTTCCAAGTCTCCCGAACATTCCAAATATTATTAAGAATCCTGTAACAGGTGCGTTAGAAGAACTTCCAGCAATACAACCAGAGTTGGGTGCTACTACAATAGCAAAAGCAACGAAAGTAATAGAGGAAGTAGCTGATAATTTTGATCAGGCAACTATAAATAATGAAATATTGAGTGCTACAGATACTATTGATAAGACATTAACTAAATTACAGACGAATATTCAACCAGCTGTATCAGGTCTTGGTGATATGATACAAAAATTGCCTAGTGGTGAAGAAGTATTGCAAACCCAGGA